TGAAATGATTAGTTTAACTTATGATCCAGCAAGAAGAGTGAGTCTGGTACAGCAGAATAGATCACTTAATGGTACATCAACCACGTCTCTAAACGCCCAGTACGCACCTACACCCTATAACATTGCTATGACTTTGTATGTGTATACAAAGAATCAAGATGACGGGTTACAGATTATTGAACAGATCTTACCTTACTTTAATCCAGACTATAACCTGACTCTTAATGCAATCCCTGCGATGGGTATTAAGAACGACTTGCCTGTTATTCTAGATAATATCAGCTATGAAGATGAGTATGAGGGCGACTTTACTCAAAGAAGAGCTATTATTTGGACTCTTAACTTTACTATGAAACTAAACTTCTATGGCCCAATCAACAGACAGGGTATTATCAGAACTACAAACGTCAATACATTCTCAGACCCCGCATTAACAAATAAACAATCCTCATACTCCGCAACAGTTACTCCTGATTCAGCCGTTCCAGGTGATACAATTGGTATTATAGATACGTTTGAGGACTTTTAATGAAATCCCTTAATAAAATTAACGATGTATTTAATATAGATACAACAGTTGATCTTACTATTCCAACCAGTATGCCGGTTGAATACAATCCTTCTGAGTTAGATCAAGAAGATGACTTTCAATTGGCTCGTAATACTCTTCGCGGTTTAATTAATAAGAACGAAGATGTTATGACCGAGCTGGTTCATATTGCTAAAAACTCTGAGAACCCTAGAGCATTTGAAGTAGCCGGGCAATTAATATCTGCACAAACTGCTATTACAAAAGAGTTAATTGGACTTCATAAAACTAAAAAAGATATTGATAAAGCAAGCGGCAAACACGAAAATATTAAACAGCAAAATAACATTGTCTTTGCTGGCTCAACATCTGATCTTATGAAGATGATTAATGGAAAATAATAGTTATAATGGTAATGACTTACTCAAGCCTGCTGGCTTTGAGATGCAGTTCACCTCCGAGCAGGTAAAGGAGTTAATGAAGTGTAAAGAAGATCCAATATACTTTATTGAGAACTATTGTTATATTGTCTCTCTGGATAGAGGCTTGATTCTGTTTAGTTTATATGACTGCCAGAGAGAAAAGGTGGATGTCATTATGAATAACAGGAAAGTTATTCTGATGGAAGGGCGTCAGCAAGGTAAGACTATTACATCTGCTGCCTGTATACTTCACTATACTATTTTTAATTCTAATAAGACTGTTGCTATCTTAGCTAACAAGTCAACAGCAGCCAGAGAAGTATTGTCTCGTTACCAAATTATGTACGAGAATTTACCTTTGTGGATGCAGCAAGGTATTAAGACATGGAACAAAGGTGACGTTGAATTAGAGAATGGTTCAAAAGTATTTACATCTGCCACTTCTACTTCTGGTATTCGAGGTAAATCAGTTAACTGGTTATACATTGATGAGGCGGCAATTATACCTAATAACGTGGCTGAAGAGTTCTTTACATCAACATATCCAACTATTATGGCTGGAGAAACCACAAAGGTGTTGCTAACTTCTACACCTCTAGGTTATAATCATTTTTGGAAATACTGGAATGATGCTCAAGAAGGCCGTAATGGTTTCGTTGCATTACAAATTCCTTATTGGAAAATTCCAGGTAGAGATGAGAAGTGGGCTGCAGATCAAAAAGCAATTCTTGGTGAACTTAAATTTAACCAGGAAGTGTTATGTGCATTCCTTGGTTCATCTAATACATTAATTGCTCCTGATACAATTGCTAGGATGTCTCCAATACCTTTCATGCATGAAAAGGATGGCTTAGATATTTTAGAATACCCTGTACCAGGCCATGTATACTTTACAACCGTTGATACATCGAGAGGTATTGGTGGTGATTACTCTGCCTTTACTATAATCGATACAACAGAATATCCATATAAAGTTGTAGCTAAATATAGAAACAACAAGATTAGTCCTCTTCTATACCCTACTGTAATTCATAAGGTATCTAAGGATTATAACAGTGCATATGTATTGGTTGAAATTAATGATATTGGTCAACAAGTTGCCGACATTATTCATAATGACCTTGAGTATGAGAACATGATCTGGGTCGGATCCGATGCCAGATACGGTCAAGTTCTATCTAGTTCTGGAAGAAGTTCTATTCTAGGTGTAAGAACAACAAAACAAGTTAAGCGCATAGGATGTGCAACTTTAAAATCTTTGGTAGAAGAAAATAAACTACTTGTATTTGATAGAGATATTATATCGGAATTTTCTACATTCATTGAACACAATGGCGTGTTTCAAGCTGATGAGGGCTATAACGACGACTTAACAATGACGTTAGTTCTTTTTGCATGGGCCACTAATGACCCTATGTTTAAAGATCTGATGAATGCGAACAATAGACAAGCACTCTATAGTTCGCAGATGAAGAATATAGAAGACGAATTAACTCCATTCGGTTTTATAGATAACGGATTATCTAACGAGCTAGAGGTTGAGGTAGTAGGTGGAGATATTTGGATAAGTGACAAATATCAAAAAGACTATTCGGATTTTATAAAAGAACGTAACTGGTAATAGTCAAAGTTCAGTATTTATAAATATACTGGTATAAAATTTGTTATGACAGAATAACATTATAAGGAGAAAAAAACATGGCATTTCAGCTATCACCAGGCGTTCTGGTAACGGAACAGGACCTTACCTCGGTAGTCCCTGCCGTTGCTACAACAGCCGGCGGCTTTGCTGGCGCATTTGCATGGGGACCAGTTGGTGTTGTTACCACGGTAGATTCAGAAAACGCACTTGTAAATACCTTTGGAAAGCCTAACAGCGATACATTCCAATCGTTCTTTACTGCAGCGAACTTCTTGTCTTACGGTAATAACCTACAAGTGATCCGCGTTGTAAATCAAGCAACCGCTAAAAACGCAAGATCGAATGCAGCTTCAACAGCTGTTATTATTAGAAACGAAGATCACTACACAGTATCTTATTCCAGCGGTGAAGGTACCGTGGGTGAGTGGGCTGCTAAGTATCCCGGTGCATTGGGTAACTCCTTAAAAGTGTCAATGGCTGATGCTAATGCTTGGGCTACGTGGTCATATGCTGCTAACTTTGATGCTGCTCCAAGCACATCTGGTTATGTAAGCGCACTAGGTGGTTCACACGATGAACTACATATTGCTGTTATCGATGAAGACGGCTTGTTCTCAGGTACAGCAGGTACAGTGGTTGAGAAGTTTTCTTTTGCATCTAAAGCTTCTGACGCTAAGAGATCCGATGGTACATCTGCATATTACAAAGATGTGGTAAATACACAGTCTGCGTATATCTACTGGATGGATCATACATCTAACGTTACCGCTTCTGGTACAGCCTGGGGTAATGCAGCTAATGCATCCTTGTTTGCTAACCTAACATCTAACGTTACTATATCCCTAACAGGTGGTGTCTCTGCTGATGCTCCTACAGATGGTAACATTACAAGCGCTTTGGCCTTGTTTGCTAATGACGAACTGTATGACATTTCGTTGCTTCCATTAGGTGCTGCCTCTGCTACTGTTGCTAACTACGCTATTACTAGCGTGGCTGAAGTAAGAAAAGACGTAATCGTTTTTGCTTCTCCTGAATTGGCCGATGTTGTTAATAACGCAGGTGCAGAAGCTACCGATGTTGTAGCGTTCCGCGAATCTTTAACTTCTAGCTCTTACGCAGTTCTAGACTCTGGTTGGAAATACCAATACGACCGCTACAACGATGTATATCGTTGGATCCCATTGAATGGTGATACAGCCGGTCTTGCAGTCCGTACAGACTTCGTTGCTGACCCATGGTTCTCACCAGCTGGTTTCAATCGCGGTCAAGTTAAGAACGTTGTTAAACTAGCTTACTCACCAAGCAAAACTGATCGTGACACATTGTACAAAAAGGGTGTTAACCCTGTTGTTACATTCCCTGGTAACGGTACAGTACTATTCGGTGACAAGACATTGTTAGCCAAGCCATCAGCCTTCGATCGTATTAACGTTCGTAGATTGTTTATCGTGCTGGAGAAAGCAATCGCTACAGCCGCCAAGTTCCAGTTGTTCGAGTTCAACGACCCGTTCACACGTGCACAGTTCCGCAATCTAGTCGAACCGTTCCTACGTGACGTTCAAGGTCGCCGTGGTATTACGGACTTTAAAGTAGTTTGCGATGAGTCAAATAACACAGCCCAAGTTATAGATACCAACAATTTTGTTGCTGATATCTTTATCAAGCCAGCTCGTGCGATTAACTTCATACAGCTCAACTTTATTGCAACTCGCTCCGGAATTTCTTTCGAAGAAGTCGGCGCTTAATAAAGGAGAGAATAAATGTCAACATTTAACGTAGAACGTTTTAAATCATCACTAACTAACGGTGGAGCTCGTCCCAACCAGTTCATGGTACAACTGTCGTTCCCGACATATGTAGCCTCACAATCTCTGGCTGTAGCAAGAGCCCCGTTTTTAGTTTCTGTAGCTGAGTTACCTGGTCAAACAGTTAACCCTGCTATTGTACAATATCGTGGTCGCGAAGTAAAATTCGTTGGCGATCGTATTTACGCACCCTGGACCATTACTGTATTGAACGACGCTGAAATGTCAATTCGTACAGCCATGGAACAATGGATGGGAGGTATGGAGGATTATGCTGGTAAATTTGGTAGACTTCAGCCTGCTGAATACCAACGCGACATGCAAGTGTTCCAGTTGGATAGAAACGGTAATGCATTGAAGCAATATAACATTGTTAATGCCTTCCCTGTTGATCTTTCACCAGTAGCGTTAGACTTTGGCGCTAATGATCAGATCTCTACATTTACCGTTACATTCCAATTCCAACACTTTACTACTTCTAACAACCCGTTAGGCAGTATTATTAATGTTGGTGGTATTTTTAATCGTTAATCTTTGAAATTACATAATGGCAATTAATCTATTTGGTTTTACAATTGGACGTGAAGACAGGCAATCGGAGTTAAAAAGTCAATCTTTTATAACTCCGGTTTCCGAAGATGGTACCTCCACAGTCTCGGCCGGGGGGTATTTCGGCACGTACGTTGATATTGATGCATCAGCTCGCTCAGAGAGTGAGTTGATTTCTCGTTATCGAGACATCTCTACCTACCCAGATGTAGATAATGCTATTGAAGAAATCGTCACAGAAGGCATTGCTGCTGTGGACAGTGAAGATCCAGTCACTCTAGATTTAGAGAAGCTGGAGCTTTCTGATAGTATAAAGAAAAAAATTCGTGATGAGTTTGATGAAGTTATTTCCTTGTTGGATTTTAAAGACAAGGCTCATGACATCTTCAGACGTTGGTATATTGACGGTCGTTTGTACTATCAAAAAGTTATTAACCCTGCTCAACCCAAGCAGGGTATACAAGAATTAAGATATGTTGATCCTCGTAAGATTAGAAAAGTACGAGAAGTTAAGAAGGACAGACTACCTTCAGGTATTGAGGTTATTAAGTCAATAGATGAGTTTTTCATCTATAACGAAAAAGGCTTGAACTATACTGCTGGTACCAATCCTAATAACAACAACGGTATTAAGATTGCAACTGATACAATTACATTTGTACCATCTGGTCTTCTAGATTTAGATAGAAACGTGGTATTAGGTTATCTGAACAAAGCTATTAAGCCAACCAATCAGTTAAAGATGATGGCTGACTCTTTGGTTATCTATCGTTTAAGTAGAGCACCTGAGAGAAGAATATTTTATATTGACGTTGGTAATTTACCTAAGTTAAAGGCCGAGCAATACATGAAAGACATCATGGCTCGGTATCGTAATAAGATCATCTATGACTCTACTACTGGTGAGATCAAAGACGATCGTAAGTTTATGACTATGTTGGAAGATTTCTGGTTACCTAGACGTGAAGGCGGTCGTGGTACAGAGATTACAACTTTACCAGGTGGTGAGAATTTAGGTCAGATTGCTGATATTGAGTACTTCCAGAACAAGGTATACCAGTCGTTAAATATTCCGTTATCTAGATTCCAACAGAACTCCGGATTCAACTTCGGTAGACAGGCTGAAATCTCTAATGATGAGATTAAGTTTGCAAAGTTTATAAGTCGTCTGCGTAGAAAGTTTAACGCATTATTTGATGATCTGTTAGAGACACAATTGGTACTAAAGGGTATTATTACCCCTGAAGACTGGTCAGGTATTAAGTCAAAGATTGACTATAAGTATGCCCAGGATCAGTATTACCAAGAGATGAAGAATGCTGAGAACCTACGCAACCGTGTAGACGTTCTCAATCAGATGTCACCGTATGTTGGTATATACTACAGTAAAAATTATATTCGTAAGAATATTCTTAAACTGTCTGACGATGAAATTAAGCAGATAGAAAAAGAGAACGAGACTGACCAGGTTGAGATACAACCAGGCATG